AACAGACTCATACGAATTTTATGTTACCCCTAAAAGAAAACCCCTTATTTTACTTGAGGTTTTCTCATCCATGTTAATCTCAATCTTGGGGTAATATTAAATTTAGAAGGTATTCTTCCTTTACCTTTTTCAGTAATTTCTACCTCAACAAACTCAAACAACCCTCTGAGTAGTTTGTTCTTATCTTCTTTTTCTTCTAAAGTTAAATAAGCTTCAAGCATATCTTTTATTTTTTTTCTAAATTCAATTGGAACAAAATCATCAACAACATTAATTGTATTATTCAATTTCTCTTTTTCTTTTTGAAGTTTCTTTTCTTCTTCATTCAACGCTGTCATTCTTTGGGTGAAAATTTCATCTGTATAAAATCTAGACTCGTACTTTTCGAATACAAATTCTTTCCTATTTACTACATCTTTTAATTTATGTTCAATTTGTTCTAATAGTTGTCTATTCACGTTGGTTAAATTATCATTTTCACTTTTCTTCTTCATCATTTCTGTAACATATTTCGTTAACTGCTTGTCATCTAGTTCATTTAACTTTTTTAAATAATCCAAAATAGCTTTTTCAACAGATCTGTACTTAACACTCATACATCTACCTTTTTGACATTTTAAAAATTCTTTAATGTATAAGCTTTCGGTGCCATCTTGTTTCTTGTATAATTTCTTCATACCACGTCTAATTAATTTTCCACCACAAACCGAACAAGTGCAGACACTAGCTAACTCATGTGGAGAAAAATCTAATGGATTCCGTGGATCAGGAGTTTTATTACTGATCATAGTTTGTACTTTATCAAATGTATCTTTATCAATTATCGCTTCATGAGCATTTTCAACATATATATGTTCATCTTCAGGTCTTTCAATTCGCTTTCCATTTTTAGTTACCTCGGTGGTTCTAAACTTTATAAGCCCAGTGTATAAATCATTGGTTAATATTTTTTTTATCTGAGCAACACTCCAATTTTTCTTACCTCTAGGAGTTAAAATACCAACATTGGATAAATGACTTGCAATAGCCAAATAACTGACCTTTCTACCGTTTAGTCCATGTAGGAATAAATCATATATTAATTTGACCGTCTGAGCCTCCTCTGGGGCAATTTGAAGCTTCTGGGTATGTTTGTTATAGGAATAGCCAAAAGGAGCTTTACCGGATACCCATTTGCCCTGAGAGGCGTATACATAGCGAGCGCCTACCATACGTTCTTTAATCATTTCGTATTCTTCTCTTGCTAAGAAGAGTTCAAAACGAATTTGTTTCATATCCATTGGGTTCCTTGGATCGTAAACTTTATATGGAGTAATGATTACTAAGCGGTTCTCTGTGATTAATTCAATTATTCTACCTGCGTCAGTATAATTACCCCTACTTAAACGTGATAGTTCTTTAACTGCTACAGCTTGAAAATGACCAGATTGTAATTCTTTCATAACTTCTTGAAATACAGGTCGTCCATCAATACTTTCCCCAGAACCTATTTCCAATTTAAGTTCATACGGTAACTCAATATTGTTTAATACATTTACCATTAATTCTCTTTGCTCTGAAAGTGTATCTTCACCTGTTCGCTTTTCACGCTCTAAATCCTGCCTAGAACGTCTCAAATAGCCTAGTATATTTGTTACATTATGTGATTGTACGGATTCTTTTAAGCCCAATAATTCCACTCCTTTTGCGTGTGTTAAAAATTAAATGCTTGTATTAATAATTATATTTTATGGTAGCAAAAGCTTCAACTAAAATATGATCGAATTAGATATAGAAACATTTTTAATGATAGGGGAGAGGTTGAAGGGACTTGAGGGAGGTGTAAAATTAAGTAGGGGTGAAGAAGGGAGAGAATATAGTTGACTTCGAATAAAAACTTATTTCGATTCATATAATACCTGTACAACAAGAGTTCTCTTGCCTACCTAATAGGAGAGGAATTAACCTCTCCTAAAGAACTAAATTTCATTAATAGTAATCGCTGAATTTGAAAATCTCATTTCATACTTACCACTGGATGATCCAGTATTAGTACATCTCACTACAAATTCTCTAGTTGAATTAGGAACAATTATAAATGATAGTATTCCTTGTGGAGTTTCATGCCAAGTACCATTAACATTTGTAAATATTGCGTAATTATCTGCTTCTGGAGGGTAAGTATTAGTATTTGCATCTACGACTCTCAATGCTAACCAATCAGTGGTATCAAACAAAGGAGTGACTGTTATATGATAAACTTTTCCCTGAGTTAATGTAAATCTTCCTGTCGATGTATTATAGGGAATGGTTCCGTTCACCTTTGAATTAAATATCAAGTTAGTATTTGCACTTACAGTTTGATTTGTAGTAATTCTTCTACAGTACAGGTATTCTTTTTGTACTGGTGAATTAGAATAAACTACTCCATTAATTGTTAATTGGTTATTAGCGTTAACACCTAACTTATCTAAACTCTGTTTATTAGCATGTTCGTGTGAATTAGCTACTGCATTATCGATTGAAGTAATTGTACTTGTTGGTTTATTCTTAATTTCACTCCAATCCATATCACTAAACACAACTTTATTATTAACCTCATCTACCTTTATAATTTTCCCATTCTGACCACTGTAACTACTAGGAGTATCTTTCAACTCAATGAATTCATCTGAAAAAGTAAATTCTCCAATGAAATCCCATATTCCTAACTGTTCAGAATATACATAGAGACTTCTCCCACCAGTTCTAGATTCATCTGCTAATACAACAACTAATGATCCATTTGTAGCAGTTGTTATTGATGTTAAGTCTGCATATCTTTCTACTTTACCCAAATATTTCATTCCACTAGTTAAACTAACTAAAGTGTCATTTACTGCATTAATTTGATTCTGTATATTTGAAGTTGTCCCACTTAACCAATTGTTTACATCTGCAACGCCTATTGTTAATCCATCGACACTTTTAACCTTTAATTCATTCGACACAAGTGCAATTGTTACATTATCAACCTTGTCACTTAAATCATTAGATACATTTATTATTCTAGTATCTACTTCCTCTTTGGAATAAAATTCAGTATGAGTATGTACGACATCTGCTTTACCGTCTAGACCATTAGTTATCTTATCATTTAATAATTTAGCTGCATATGATGTCGCAGCAGTGTTAGTGTCTGTACTATCTATTGAATTTGATAGTGGAGTTGAGCCTCCACCACCAGAAGAACCACCTATTATTTTATTATTAAACATACGTATCCTCCTAATCTAATAAATTCCAGCCCAAGTAAAAGGGATACTATCTTCAACTATTTTGAAACTGTAAATAGGAGGGTGTTCAGCACCAATGCTAAATCCTTGTCCCGATCTAACAAATAAAGGTTCATCTTTACCATTGATAAGAACAGTACAGTCAGCATCATTATTGAACGTAAAATAAACAAAGTTATATCCCGAAGTCCAGTTTGATGGAGGAGAAGGTATAATTTCTTCATTTGCTATACTTATTTGTGGTTCAGATGAGCCAATATAATAACTTCCTATTCGAAAACCCATTGATATTGTCACCTCAGATTTTTATTTTTTATATTTAAAAGGGAAGAGGGGAAGTCAATAATGTAATTTCCCCTTGGATTATGTATTACTTATTGTTCTTTAATTCATCTAAATATTGATCAGCTTTCTTTGCGGCTTTAGTATGAGAATTGTTCTTCCAGTACGCCCAAGAAGTTGCTACTACACTAAATACAATTGTAACTGCAGTCTCAACTTGTGTATCATCAAAAGGAAGTGGACTCCAACCAGCTAACATTAAACTTTGATTCACCAATGCGATAATTAATACGATTGTTCTTACCCATAACATTTTATTCATTTCATATTCCTCCTAAATTTAATTAAAATAAAAAAGAAGTAGGGAGATTAATCCTACTTCACAATAATGTTCGCTCCAGTTGATGGTGCAGCATAAATATTTACCTTACCAAAATCGTCAGTTTGGATAGTATAGATATCTTTCTGTGGACTATCTAAAACGATATATTCTAAACCTCCGAATTTCTTCGGATTGAGATATCCTTTTTCATTACCTTTAGTGCACGGTTTACCTAATGGATAAACTCTCCAAGAAGAATCAGTTTTAGGAAGAGATACATACTTCTTCTTTGGAACTTGTTTGACAGGTTCTTTTTTCACTTCTTGTTGCGAAACACTTCCTACAACTTTTGCACCAGTAGAAGGAGCAGCATAAATCTGCACTTTTCCATAATCACTTGTTTGTATGATATAGACATTAGCTTGAGTTTCGCCAAGAATTTCATATGTAAGCCCTCCAAATTTTGAAGGTTTCAACATACCTTTTTCATTACCCTTTGTAGGAGACTTATCTAATGGATAAATTCTCCACGTGTCTGCAGTTTTTGGTAATTGAATATAAGCTTTTTTATCAGGTGACTTAGAAGTATTCTTTTTAGGTTCGTCTTTTGGTTTTGACACTTCTGCAGGTTTAGACTCTACTGTCTTACCGGATAGACAAGCACCAATGTCCTTTTTAAAAGAAGTGAAACCTGCTGGATTGCTTACCCAAAAAGCAGGACAATTTTTTCCTGTAATATCATAATGGCGGTAAATATCATTCTGATTCAAATTAAACTTCTTGCATAACTCAGTTACAATTTGAATAGTTCTTTTTAATGTATCAGGATGTAAACTGCCATCTTTTTCAATGCACATTTCGACCCCAATAGAAGTAAGGTTCGCACCTCCACCTTTATAATAAGAAGTTGATGCAGACAATTTAGATACTCTACAAGCTTTTTCATTCGCATGATAAGCTACTTCATCAAGTGGAATAATTAATCTAGCTTCATTTTTATCAACAAACAAATGAGCAGAAGCATATCGTTTGGCAGTAATACAAGTACCATTGAAATAGTCTCTTTCGTTTTTAGCGGTTGCTCCAGGAGTAGCAGTGTAGTGAACAACAATACCTTTTACACCAAGTAGTTTTAAATTCGGACGAGTATATTCGTTTATTTTAACAAAATCTTCTTTCCAAATAGCCATTTTCAATTCCTCCTAAAAAATAAAAACACACCTTCGAATCGTGTGTTTTAGTGTTCATTTATTTTCTTATTATCAATTTCTTCTAAACGCTTCCAAATATCATTAATCCCAATATCCATTTTTTCTGTCTTATTTTCTAGTGACTGTAGGCTAAATTCAATTTTATCTAGTGTTCGTGAGGTTCTTTCTAAGGATTCATTTGATTTTTCTAAGTGCTGCATTAAATCTTTTTCCCTTTGTAATGATTCAACTTTATGTTCCTCATACAATTTTTCTAACTTTAACTCACGTTCCTTGCTTTCACTTTTAGTATCTTTTATCCAAGCATTGATAACTCTAAAGGCTACAATTAATCCGATGATAAATAGGATACCAAAGACATATTCTGAGGATGCAATTCCTTGTACTGTTTTTACGTCCACATCTAGACCTCCTATCAAATTATCAAAATATATTTACATTTCTCTCACCTCCGTTGTATAATAATAGGTGAGGGGAGTAGTACTCCTTTCTATGATTAAGTTCATATTCAAAGAGGGGACTTTGTGTTAAGGCTAAGTCCTCTTTTTAATTTCCATAAAAAAAGAGAGAGTTAAAAATAAACTCTCTCAATCTCTCTAATACTCTTGTTTTCTCCGTTTTTCATCGTCATTTTTACATTAAAATATGGTTTTTATTCAGATTGTTAAGCAACAGGCTCATCGACTGACAGTGGCTTACCGTCTGTATCTAGCCCCATAGAATACAATTCATCTTGAACTGTAGGTTTTAAATTGTCTGGAACAGATTCATAAGTCCTTCTCCCATTAATAATTAAAGTACAATATACAACTACCACTTTAACTTCCTCCTTTGAAATTTTATTAAATGAAAACACTGCCAATTTACACAACACTGTTTTCATTTTTATCCAATAAATCCTGAACCATTAATCTTAATTGTTCAGGAACATCTTCAATAGTTTTACGACCAGCCAAAATAAGTTGAAAATAAATTTGTTCCAATAATTATCACCCCCGTTGTATCAGTTTAATTTAAATTTAAAATCATCTCATAAACATCTGCTAATGCTGACATAGTATCTAAATTTTGCTTTTTCAATTGTTCATTTTCTTCCTTTAATATGTCTATATCTGATTTTTCCTCTGAGGTATATCTATCGTTTTTTTCTTCTTCACTTAAAGCATCAAACCATTTAACACCATCAAAACAAGGTTTGAACAATCCATCAGGAGGAGGGATATTAGTCACTCTTTCATTTTTAAAATAATTTAATTGTTGTATAAAATAACCATTTTCATCATATTCATAATACATTTTCATAACCACCTATCTCATTAGAGTAAGACCAGTGAAATCAACTGCGTTTAAATTCCCTTTTGTTGGAATAGTTACTCTGCCAGAGGTAAAAAAATTCAATCTAGCAAAATCAGTAGATCCTCCTCCGATACCCCCTGTAATTTTAAACATTGCTAATCTAGGAGAATCATCCGATGGTAATTTAAATACCATTGAAGCATCATCATCTGTTGCACCCAAAACTCCAGGTTTTATTATTCCTTTAAATAATAGGCGGTCACCACTAACTGCATATTTTAATTCACTTCCAGTTGTATAAGTAGTCCACCCGTTAAATAGACTGAGTGGCTTCCAATCTAAACCTTCTAATATAGTGGTTGAATTTGCGTTTGCCAATCCACCTAAAGTACCACCAGAAGAAACATCATTTCCCGATAAAGAGTTTCTATCACCAGCGTCTGATCCAACAGCTATACCAAAACTTGCTTTACCACTACCCAATGTAGTTATGTTACCATTAACAAAATTTCTAGTTGCTCCTGTATAAATATTGATGTTTGAATAAGTACTATCTACAGTACAATTTGAATCTAAAATATTATTTGATATATTACATCTTTGTGCGTTTGCCGATAAATTTATACCAGCGAGTCCACTGTTTTTTACCGTTACTCTAGTCACCGTTATGGATTTACTTTGGTCATGAATAAAAATCCCATTCCCTATATTTCCATCAAGAACAGAATTATTAATAATTGAATCTGTCGAACCTGTGAAGTTAATACCGTTTGCGTTAGAACTCGTTATGTTGACGTCATTAATAACTATATTTTTGGAACCATTAAATACTGTGATACCGTTTCCACCAGAGCGAGAAATGGTTGCTTGATTAATGTGGATATTACTACCATTTGATATCATTATTGCATTCGTGCGAATATCTTTAAAATCATTATTATTTATCATCCCATCATATCCACCATCAGTATAAAAACCATTTTCTGTTCCTCTAAAAACATTATCCTTTATTTTGAATTTCTTAAAATTCAAGGCACTGATTCCATGACTTAATAAATTATCAAATTCACAGTTTTCAACCAAAATATGATCATGCCATAATTGTGATCCTTGCACATGTGTTCCTACACCAGCTCCACAATTTTCAAAAGTACAATCTCTGACTGTAATATACTGACAAATAGTATTGTCATAATCTCCAAATAGTGGAAAGTTATCATATGAACTTGCTAGATCAATTTGAATTGCTTCAGAATAAGTTCTATTGCCTAGAAAAGTACTGAATTTACATCTCTCTATGAGTACATTTTTGGATGAATTTATTTCAATATGATGGATTTCTCGAACATTTTTTATCGTAACATCCTGAATCAGTATGTTTTCAGCATGACCAAAGACTATTCCACCAATCATATTTGTCATGTTTTGTCCATTACAATCAATTGTTCCTCCGATTATTTTTATATTTCCGTTTCCATTATAGCCACTGAAATTATCTGTAGGATTTCCATTTCTAAACACACAATAAATATCTGCATTCGGTATAATTACTGCATTGATACTCATTCTTATGTTAGTATTTGCTTTAACAACCAATGATTGAGATATGAGATAAGTTCCATCTGGAATATAAATGTTACTTGATTCATTTAGTGCTGATTGAAGTGCAGAAGTATCATCTGTAACTCCGTCTCCTTTTGCGCCAAACCATTTTACGTTAATGGATCTATCAGTAAACTCATTAATAATTTTTTCTGTAAGACTCCTACCTGTACCTTTAAAAGTTGATATAACACCCAATCTATCATCATTTACATCAAATCTATCTTTTAAAGAGTCATATACTGTACCATCTTTGGCTATATAGGCATTTTCTATTTTGATTTGTTCGGCATCAATCCTATCTTTTGCAACACTATATACTTTCCCATTATGATCTATACGTATATCAACAACTTCGTTTGGTTGTGGAACAGAACGAATTTGTTCATCTACACGAGCTTTTTGTTCAAGTATTCTAGTATCAATATCATCAAATTTATCATTTAATACCTCGATAGAACCATTTTTGTCTTGATTAATCCAAATTCGAGAACTGGGAAAAAAGTATGCCCCTTCACCTAAATATGTAAATGTCAATGAAGTATTATTAAAATTTGAATTAAAAAAGACTACCCCATTAGGATAGTCAACTTTGTATGTATAGTCATCAAGTTCACCGTCTTCTATTTCGTAAAGTGGAAATTTAGACCCTGTTACTATGACTTTATTAAATCTATTAGGTATTTCGGTTAATACAACTTTACCATTTACCACAAATAATGTTTCCGATATCGGGATAAATGGATCACGAACAGTACCTTTTCTTCTTTTTGATAATATAGGATCATTATATATAAATTCCATAGTTTCCTCCTCATTATATTCTAATTTTCAGCAATAAAACTGAAGAATATCGCAAAATAAGTGGAAGTAGTTGGGGCTGAACCACTCTTTCCATCTATACTTATAACACCGGTGTTACTGACAGAAACTCTAGTAAAGGTAGGAATATTAGATTCTATAGAACTCGGACAAATAAAAACATTACTAATGTATGGTCTATATCCAACAGGCAAAGTTGCAATGTTTATTGGTAAAGAGGTAATATTTTTTAAAATTCCTCTAACATATACAATCTTACCAATCTTACAATATGATAAATCTGTTGAAGTTGCATAAATTTGTACATTATTTTGAAGAGCAAGTATATTCCATGTAGGTGAATTTAATAGAGTGTTCCAATTATTTTTATCGTTATCTGTAACGAATCTATGTGTAGCATCTTCCACTATCATAGTTGCAGGGTGTGTGCTAGGGTGAGTATAGACAGTAGATTCTACTCCATTTATTAATATGTTGCCATTTATAGATGAAACACCAACCACTGTTGAATTGTCAGCTTTATTCAATGATGCTTGTACGTTAGAATCTAAATCATACTTAGATATACCTGTAGATGGCTTTGTATATTTACTGTTTGCTAAATCATAAGTTGCTTTTACAGCTTTAGGAGTAGCTGCAGTTGACTCATCTGTAGAGTTAATTGCACTGTTTAATTTAACAATGCCTTTTTGTGTAGTTGAAGCATCTTCTATATTAATATTGATTTGTGCAGAAGGTATCTTCCCATTTGGATCAAGCGTAGCTACACCATTGGGCTGACCTATTAATTTACTAGAAACAAAATCTGATGGCTTGTTTCCTTGTAACGTTTGCGCATCCCCTTTAATAGAAACATCCATAGTACCGTTGCTATCAGTTACAATAATGGAATTGGGCTGATTGGTTGTAGAGGGAATATACCCTCCTACCGACCCAGCATTTGTTGCAACCCAATTTGAACCATTAAAAGTGTTATCTATTGGAGCGTTTCCACTCGTATCTGTCCATTTATCTCCTTTTTGAGGATTAGATGGAGCAGTAGGAGAGACTGTATGAGTAATGCCATTTAATTTCCCATTTACATTAATTATTGGACTTGGTTGGTATGGGTTTTGATTTGGTAAAGAAGGGGTGACGATATCAGAAAGTAATATTCCATCAGGATTAATATCATTGTCTACACGTCTATAAGCCCTAATGCCTAATGTATAATATAGGTTGGTCGGTACTGATGGAAAAGTATAAGCCCGCTTATCGAGTGTCAGATCAACCAATGTTTCATTTGCCATTTGTGAACCAAATACATATTTTTCATTTGAACTGTCTGCATACATATAAACAATAAAGCCATCTATGTTATCGGTATCTTTTTTTGTCTTTGTGTAATCCCCATAATTCCATGTGAAAGTAAGGTCAACTGATCCATTATCATTTAATTTGTGAATAACCGCACTCCCGTCTGATGCCAATGTAGGATTAGAAGGGGGGGCAGAGATACGATCGTTTCTTAAGTTGTAATTATACGCAACAGATTCCCAATTAATTTTTCTTTTGTTGTAATCAGTATTTACTTTATTGATTGTATAAAAAGCACTCGCTAATTTTTGTTCAACTGAATCTGGTCTTTTAACATTAGTGATAGTAAGTTCTATTGATTTACCTTCATAATCAAAACTAATTTCACTTATCTTTGCCTTTACATCAATATTCAGCTTTTCATGTTTAACCTTAATAATGTCTCCAATGGATAATCTATCCCAGTTGTGCTGTTCCTCGACTACTTCAAAAAAGTCAATGATACCTAATGATAAATTAATAGGGGGGATGTTTACTGTTTTTAGATAGTTAACTCCAGCATTATATAAATCTTCGTTATTAATTTGGTTGTCATCAGAATATTCATCTTCAAAAATATAATTATTTAATTCCACCAATAATTCAGTTGAGAAGTTATTTTCAATCTTTAATAACTCATTTAAGTCTGAAATAGACTTGTTGTTTGCATTAATTTCAGATTGTTTAGAACTAATTTGGGATTTTTTTGTTGTTATTTGTACCTGTTTAGAATCTCTCTGTTTAATTAGTTCCGTTGTAGATTGACCTAACTTTTTTGCGATAGTAATTTTATCTAAAATCTCTTGTAATTGTTCATTTAAGCTATTTAAATCAACATTTAAAGCAGTTAATTCTTCTTGCAGTTTTCTTTTTGTTGATAATAACGTTTGAAATTTTGTATCATTCTTATTGACTAAAGTATTGTAATCCAAAATTGCATGACATAACTCATCGGGCATAAAATAGCTATGAGTTTTAATATTTTTTTGAGCATCACGCTCAAAAGGGTAGAGGAAGTATGAAAAGTCATCAATATAAGATTGACCGGTTGGATTTACAGAATTAATGTAGACTCCATCTGAACCACTAACATAAAGTCTAGTTACAACTTGATCAATATCTATGCTTTCTTCAATATTTTGAAGGTATTTTCCGTATTCAATCCAAAATCCTTTATATGTTGAGAGTTCTTCCTCTTTATAAAAATGAACTAATTTATTAACGGTATCATATTGTACAACTGCATTGAAGGCATCACAAATTTGATTAGCAAAATCAAGTTTATTTGTACTTGCAATATCAAATGATTTATACTTTAAGTTAAACTCGGGATTTATATATCCAATCTTCCAATTCGTACCTTTGAGCCAATCTGTTGCTACTTGTAAGCAATTTTTAGGAGTCACTGAATAACCAATTAATTTCTTATAAGTTAATTCATATTCTAAAGAAAAACATGAGACAGTTAACCAATCCTCAGTATCTGAACTTGGTTCTTTTTTTGTAATAATATATCTTTCTTCCTTGTTCCCAATTAATACTTTAATAAGAAATCTTTCTCTTAATTTATCAACGATTGGATTTCTTTTAAATTTATTGTTGATAACAATATCATAGGGGATAGAGAATGATAACTCATTTACTCCTACAAATTTAATTGTTTGTTTTTTGTTATTAGAATCGGCGATTCTCCCAATAGTAGTACCACTAGGTGTCATTAAAAATAGTTGTATTCTTTTTGGTTTTAGAGACCTATCAATATCATATAAACCCATTTTTCATACCTCCTTTCTCATGAAATAAATTTATATTTATACTGAAATCTAACTTTGCAACCAGAACTGATTTGAATACGATTTTTCCCATAATAGAAGGGAAGATAGTAATCATTAAAATTTTCGAATCTATATGTATTCGGAAGATTAGTTTCAATGAGTTGATTATCTCCGTTTAAATATATCTCCTCTCCGTTTTTCAAGCCAGTTAGCCTTGTTTGACTATTTGCTCTACTTAGGTTTGTGATTGAAACATTACCATCTCCAACTTTCACAATATCTATTTCAGGAAGAATATCCAAATCTCCTAAATTATCAATTTCGATTATTTGTGATGATGTTGAACAGTCATACCATTGTGTAACGATGTCATGCCCATATGCAAAAGGGGAGTCACACCTCATAGTAAGTGTTAGATAACCTTGTTTTAAACCATTATGAATTAAGTTAGTTGATTCAATTGGCATACAGTAATATACTCTATCAATATCCTCACTAAAGAATAGAGGTTGATAAAAACCAACATTTAGCCATCTTGCCACTTCACGAAGTTTATTGTCATCCCAAGTATCTAAAAATGAGAAAGATAATTGAAAAGAGATAGGTTCTTTAGTCACTTCAAAAAAATATGGTTTGTCATTGCCACGGATTTTTACTTCTTGAATTGTCCGATTGGATATAAAGTTTTCTTGGAATAAACCCTCTGAAATAGATACATTATAAATTCCAAAGTCAGTTGATTTTCTTTCTGCGAAAGAGAAGTATAAACTTTCACGAATCATTTATTCACCTCATTTCATAGAAAAAGAGCCGATATTAATTCGGCTCCTAAATTTTCCCACCCATAGATTTAACACCATTAACAACCTTAGAAAGTATGAACTCTGCATCTTTTTTCGTTCCATTTAAATTCTCAACTTGCAATGTTAGATGATACGTGTTTCCGGCTAAAATAGGTGTTTGCCTTTGAGTTAAAAAATTAACCAAATTATTAACGTTTGTAAACAAATTAGGGATATTCTTAGGAGGTACTTGTAATTCTCCCACTAATGATTTAACAACCTGCTCACCTGGCTTTACATTAAATAATTTATTAGCTATTTCAGTTAAACGATTATTTGTACTTGGAGTAGAACCAACGATTCCCCCATCATGATGTTTCGGTAAATTAGAAGGTTTTTTCACACCAGGAATTATGACAGACGCTTGATCAAGCAAAGTAAGAAGATTATTTGAAATAGCATTACCTAAATTCTTGGTGTTAGTTTTAATAAATGAATAGAAATCAGTTAATTGTTTTGCGATATCTTTTGTATTACCTTTAACGATATCCGAACGCATTTTAGCCATAGCTGTTTCATCATTAAGTATGTCATCATAATGTTTCGTTATCTCATCTTTTTGCGCTTCTAAATTCTGCTTACGTAGATCAGTATTATGTTGATTCATGGTGTCCTGAATTTCTTGTTGCTGCTGTTGTAACTGTTGCTGCAATTCTAGTCTCTTTTTCTTTGCTGCATCGGAATCATCTAAAGCAAGTTCATCAATCTGACTCTGAATATCTTGTGCAGACTTCTGTTTATTAGCCAAGTCCTTTTTGTATTGATCCTCTTGAGACTTCTTATCAATCTCATTAATCATGTCATCAATAGTATCCAATGCTGCTTGTTTTTGTTGTTCAAGAACTTGTTTATAAGTATCCATAACTTTGTCAGCCATCTGTAAACGAACATTCATGATATCTTTTTCAAGATTTAATAAATCAGTTGTGCGTTTTACAAGATCATCTTTTAAAGTATCACGTTGAGCTGCAGTTAATTCCTTATTGTTTGCAATTTGATTTTTTAGATACTTTATAGCTTGTTCATCATATGACTTTTCCTTATTCATTAAGCTAATTTTTTGTTTCTGTAAATCTGCCCATTGCTTAGAGTTTTCATTGACCTGTTCCATTTTATAATCAATGTTGGCATAGTCATCTTGAAGCATGTCTTTTGAATGGTCATATTGAGCAAGCTTGGCATTTACTCTATCAAGATATAATTGTTGAATTTGATCATTAATATCTAGGATTTGAGATTGTAAGTCGATTAAATTTGATTTAGCTTCATCAATTGCTTGTTGTTTGTCAGCATTAGATGATGAATTAGAAGATGAAGCTGTTACCGAACCTGAACCAGCATATTTACTATAAATACTATTTGCATAGTTTTGACGAGCACCGACTGCAGAACCACCAGAACGTTCAAATAATCTTTCAAAACCTGCCGCAAGAGTGGAAGCACTTGAACCTGAATTAGAAAGAAGATAAGATAACGTTTTCTTTTCTGAACCATTTAACTCTTTCCATAAAAAATCAAGTTGAGTTTGAAGGTCAGTGTAACTAGTACCCCGACTTTTAGCAAAACTCTTAAGATTAGTTAAACGACCACCTAACCATTGAGCAAGACCTGTTGCACCGGATGAAGGATTGACAATAGATGTGCTAAATCCAGATTCTTGTTGTAAATTACCCATGATACCAGCAACTGCACTGTCCGAAAGACCTTTTGATTTAAAGTAATTCCAAATGACATCTTTAGTGCTACCACCTGATGCATAACTTGATGATTTAGAAGGGGAAGAGGTAGTAATCAAGCCTGTCTGTTTAATGTTTCCTGACTTAATTTGCTTTTGTAAGTCTTTAGCCTGTGCTTCTAGGATAGATTTTTTCTCTTTGAGTAGAGCAAGTTCTTTCTTAAGAGAGTCTTGGTATTTAGATGAATACTGAGAATATTTATTCTGAATTGATTGTTGTTTATCTAATTCTAAATTTACTGCCTCAAGTGCTTTTTTATATTTATCTGAGATGTATATAGATGACTGAGTTGATTTATTAGCACTTTCAGTAGCTTTTTTTGCGTTGGAAGTTGATTTATACACTTTTCCATCATAATTTACTTGATCTGCCAGCTTTCTCGTTAAAGAATCGACAGATGGTATTAACTTGTCAATTTCTATTTTTTTCGCAGCGTAAGCTTTTCTCGTTTCATCCAAGCCTTGTCTTACTAACCCTGTAGCATTTCCTTCCGCATCAAGCATATCCACACCTGTATTATATGCATGAACATAAGCTTCTTCCATTTTTGCTAATGCCTGTAATTCAGCGTTCATTATTTCTAGACGATTTTTAGCTGAAACTGCTTGATTAGTAGTCATTACTTCTTGAGCAGAGGCATGTCCTTCAGTAACCTGCTTCAGTGCTTTAAGAAGGATATCTTGACTCTCTGCTTCTTTTTGGATAGCTCTTATATTAGCACTTTTTCCATCTACGAGGGACGGATATAGACTTTGGAGCTTTTGTAAAGCATCTGCAAGAAGGTTCTGTTGTTCTTCTGATTTACTTTGTACGCCATTTAATGCTTCATATGTACCAATAAGTGAGAAAAGACTGTCAACTTGATCTTGGGAAACTCCGGCTATTTGTTCGGCAGTTGTTTTTAATTGCTCTTGACCCCCAGCAGCTTCATAAGAAGTATCTGCTAATGTTCCCATTGCATCTGACAAATCTGGAATTAAAAGTAATTCACTTTGTAACTCTTCAGCAGTTTTACCTGTGCTTTTTGATAAAGCATCAAAGTTAGTGGAGGTAGCTACTGCATTGTTAGCAGCTATGCTTAATTGTGCAGATAATTTATTTAAGTCTTCACCTTTTAATCCTCTATCTTTAGCGAAGTCAACCAAAACTGTTTTAATAGAGTTAAATGTATCTAATGCCTTTTTCTTATATGAATCTAAAGCGTCTCCATTTAATCCCTTTGCAATTGCTTGGTTATAATCATCAATTGCTTTTCCATATTCAGTGAATTGTTTAGTGAATGTTGGACTATTTCCAACGCTATCTGCAAAATCACTAAGTATTTTATCTAGTGTATTTACATCTGTTCCAACATTTGAAACCAACATTGCATAATCACTGGCTAATGATTTAGATGATGCTGATAATTTATTATTTGCATTAGCATTTGCTTGAACTAGAGCTACAGTTGAATTTGCCATTTTACCTTGAGCGCTTTCAACCTCTAATCCAAATTTATTATATTCGTTATATGAATCTTTAAGATGTTTAATACTTTTATCTAACAAAGATATTTCAATATCGTTTCTTTGTTTTGTTGTGTCATCTATGGAGCCACTTTTATTTGCTTGAACTAAAGATGCTCTTTTTTGCTCAAACTTTTCTAATTGTTTCTCTATATCATTTAAATCTTTTATGGTGGAAGATTTTAAGTCATATATACCTTGAGATTGAGCTTCTCTAAATACTTCTGCTAAGTTGGTTTTTAGATTAATAAGTGATTTTTCTTGTTGACTTGTATAATCCTCTAATTCTTTCTTAGCAGTATCATATTCTTTTTTAGAATCCTCTTTATCTTTTGCGGCATTTAATTCCAATTGGACTTGTAGTTGTCTCTCCATCATTTGGAGCTTAAGCTTAGAATTATCTGCACTAATTAATACTTTATCGCCAAATTCCGTTTCGCCTGTGACTAGTGAAGGCATCAAAGTAGCAATCTTATTCTGAGTGTCCTTATAGTCTTTTAACTGACTATTTGTATATTTTCCACTCGATATGACTTTCTCAAGCTCTCCGTATTTATCAATAAGTCCCGTTAATTCGGATTTATTTTGCTTATAGGAATCAAGCATTTCTTTATTTTTTTTATCAAAATCTTCTTGTGCTTGTCTAGCTTTTGTTACACTTGATAATATAGCCTCAGTTATTCCCCCAATAGCCATTGAAGCTAGCCCGATAAGTGTAGCTGCGCCTAAAGTTTTTAAAGAAATACTCAACGACTTAGAAACCATTTCCATTCTTGTCATTTCAGCAGTTCCAAATATTATATTGGTAGCTAACGTCCTCATATTTTTACTTAATAATAAAACAGAAGAACTTATCAATCCAAAAATTAGAGGAAGACCACCAACTTTTTCAACTAATTTCGTGACTGCTGATACAATTGAACCAAAACCTTGTACAGCTTGAACAAAAGTTTCTGTAAGAAAAGCATTACCGAGTGCAAGAGCTAATTTTTGAATCTCAAGTTTTGTTTCTTGTGCTCTTGCAGTTAATGATTTCATGTAAGTGTCATTTTCTCGTTCCGCACTACCAGCTGATTCAACTGAAGACTTGTAAATGTTTTTATATAATGAATTAGCGGAAGCAAGATCATCTAAAAATGCACTCATCCTTGATATTTGATATTTTCCAGCTAATCCTTCAATGACAATGGATCTGTTATATTTGTCCATATCTTTAAGTTTATTAGCTACTTCTGTGTAAATATCCATTACTTGACGCATATTACCTTGATTATCAAAAATACTTACACCAATTGATTTCAGTGCATTTTGAGCAGTTTTGCTTGTAAGACGTGGAAGAACGCTCTTCACAAAGTCGCCTATTACTTCCCCACTTTGTTTAGTGGAAACTGTCACACTTCCGATTATTGCATTAAGTTGATCGAAGTCCAGACCCATAACTCGTGCAGTTGCACCAGCTTTAGACTGTCCTTCTGCTAGTTTTTCAGTTGTCGTTCCAAAATTATTTGATATATTATTCCATGAATCGACAATTTTCATTGCTTCATCAGTATTCATTTTCCATTGGGTTAAAACTGAAGTTAAGTATCCAGCAGTTTGTTGTGATGAAAGCTCTGCTACGTTAGATGCTACAAGAGCAGCATCTCCAAGTTGTTTTAATTCATCTGCTTTATAACCTTGCTTGGCGAATTCAGCATAGGCATCTAAAACGTCACCAAGTGATTTTGCAAATTCATGCGCACTGGAAGTTGCAGATTGCATTACCTTATCAAAATTAGTATCTTGATCCATAACTTTCTTTAAAGAGGTGAGTTTGTCATCAACGGTTATAATGGTATCTATAAATGAATTAAACATTCTAATTGTGCCGTAGAAAGCTGTTGTAGTTGTCATCCATATGGGAAATTTTACCATTGCTACACGTAACGAATCCACAAATCCCATTGAAGAACGGGAAGCTTCTGAAGCATTAGCTTGTATTCGCCTAAATCCTAGTTGTAATTCTTGCATTTGATGATTTAGATTAGGGGTAGTTGCATTTAACTTGTTTACATCTGCAACCCATTGTTTTAAAGCATTTTGATCTACAGTTTTAGAGTGGGTCTGTAATAATTTATCAGCATTAATTTTAGCTGCTTGTTGATAAAGTGATAATTGCCTTTCTAATTCTTTTGTTTTTTCTTTAGCCTTTGAAGAGTCATCCATACGTTTTAATGACTGTTCTATACGATTTAATTGCGATATATCCTTAGAGGAATCTATAGCCGTACTCATTCGTGCTAGAGATGAATTAGTAACTTGACCAATATTATTTAATTCTATTAATTTAATTCTTAATTTTTCTTTACTAGCTATTAATTGATTTGTTAATTTTTCTTCAAGTGCTGTATTTTTAGTATCAGTTATTGAAGTTACTTCATCATTTGCATTTGTTGTGATTTTTCTTTTATTGACACCATTTTGGTTAGAAAGAGTAGTAGTTTGTCCTAGTTTTTTTTGTTCTGCATTTAATCTTGTTATGATATTAAGCTCTTTTTCATAACCTTGATTAACTTCATCAATATACACTTTTTGCTTATCTGCCGATTCTTTAGCTGCTTTAGCAATTTTAGAAAATTCACCATTCAACCCATTAAAGAATGTATATTTTACACGGCTACCGTCTGGGAGAATTTCCTCCTGAATGACCTTTCCAAAATCTTTAGATACACCTGCTAATTTCTTCATTTCATTATTGAAGTTTTGAATGGTTTTTAGAATATTATCATTTACTTCAAGGTTTATCTTGATTTTATTTATTTTCTTTTCGATTCCTCTGAGTGCCATATTAATCTCATTTATAGATTTACCGACATTCAGTGATCCAATAATCTGTATTTTTAAAGGTTGACTCATTCAATATGCTCCTTTCTTAAAAATAAAAAAGAAGCATCGAATGAACGATACTTCTTATTACTTGATATTTATCCCATATTCATTTTTTAATGTTCGTTTCGCTTTATCCATATCAATTTTTGCTTGTTCCATATCTGAATTTTTACCTATATAATTAATTTCATTATAAAAGTATTCTGATACAACATCTTTAAATTTTTCATCTTTTTCATCTAGTTTAGTTACACGATTAAAGAAGTCTTTATGGTTATTAAAACCATCATACATTTTATTTTTTAATTCTGCCTTATTAATATCTAGTACAATATCGGTTCCTTCTTTGAATGTATCTTTATCGATGTTTTGTTTATTAGAAGTACATGCTGATAAAAGTAAAATGATTAGCAATAGAAAAGGGGAGAGGTATCTAATACTTTTCAATGGTAAAACCTCCAATATTTATGGTTAGTTAGTACCATTATATTCAAAATTTAAAGAAAATAAAAGTGTTCACTATGATATTTTTAATTCTGAATGTTTCCTTAAGAAATAGGGAACAATTACGTCATTGTTCAACATTAATTTATTTTTAATTAAAGTATAATTAAAACTATGGTAATCTCTCAACTTTCCATTTGAGGATACGTATTCTTTTATTAATGAGATAACTAATTCCGCATTGTTTACTATGTCACTTTCCCACAGATAAAGAATTTCAACTCCGTATTGATTTCTAATAAACGTATGTTTTTGTTTATCTTTTTTCATATTTTTGAAATTCATTTCTTTAAATTCTGATATATTTGGGAACCTAAGATGACTTGAATGCCAATAATCTCCCATAACTTCAATCATTAAATTATGTGAAGATAGATAGTTATCTATTGCATAATATGTACATATATGTTCATTTTCATATGCTATGTTCAATTGTTCCAGCATTTCATTTACAATACGTTGTGGTTTTGTGTTTGTTTTATTCTTATTAAAAGATACCCATCTAACATGATTCACTGGCTCACTATTGAGAAATTTGATTTGACACTCTTTTGAGCAAAATCTAGCTTTATCTTTTCTGTTTTGTGCAACCTCAAAACCTTCACCACAAACTTCACATGTCTTTTTAACGTTGCCTTTATAATTCCTATTATTTTTACCTCTATTGTTCTTTCCTATTAATTCATTTTGGCATTGTCTACTACATGTTATAAACTCTTGTTCTCCATTTAAAACAGCATCATATCTATATTTTTTAACTTCTATTTCTTTTCCACAATTAAAACAATCTAATTTTACTCTAGTATTATTAGGACTTCCATTAATTCGTCGATAAGAATTATAACAATTTCTATCACAAAAATGATGTTCCCTAGAAACTGCTATTGAATTTTTTAAATTATAATGACTACTACAAAAATCACAAATTACTGAAATTTCAACTTTAGAATTTTCTTGTAAATCTTCAACTCTAACTGTAAAGAATTCACCTAATTTTGTAAAATGATACCCTTTTACGATATACCAATCTTTATTTGAATGATGCCATCTAGCCTGAACTTTCTGTCCTTCAACAATCATTTCTCATTCCACCTTTATCTTAATCAGTCTATAAATTCCTTCCCAATATAAAAAAACTTGTGAGTGTGAAGTGGGGAAGGTGGATAAACACTGTAATCCGAGGTAGCTAATCTCAGACCACACTCACAAGGTAAAAACTATTATTATATAAATCTCAAATTATCCAAATCTCAAACTATATGTAATTACTCAACAGGTATTCCATTTTCATCGAACATTTCTTCCAACTTCACATTAAAATCATGTATCTTTAACACTGTTCTGACTCCTTGATGATTAACTGCGACAATTTCCAAGTGACTTATACTATCTTCATGTATTAAGTATCCTGTTTCCAACATCGCTAATTCCTTATTATTATGTTCAACATCCTTTGAGAATACAGCATTAATTGATCCGAGTATTGATGGTTTCATTAGTAAGATTCCTCCTAGCGTTAATTTGGTGTTAAAGTGGCATCACTTTGATTCTATATTAATGCTAGAATATTCATCTGTCAACAATATTTTAATAATTTACTAAATATTTCTTTTAAACTATCAAATCTCTTGCAAATTACTAATGTGTAATGTATCATGGTATCAAAGTGACATCAAAGTGATAGCACTATTTATAAACCTGTCATAGATGGAGGTTATTATGTCTGAATTTATGCGTTTTTCACTTAGAATACCATCTGATCTACACAATGAACTAAAACAATTAGCAGATGAAGATATGAGAAGTTTAAATACTTATATTGTTAAAGCATTAGAAAAACACGTTGCAGAAGAACAAGGAAAAATGTACATTGACATTAAAGTTGCAGACCAAGAAAACAACAGAGGACTCCAAAGAGACACTCAACGTCAAATGAACCTTAGAAAACCAATCCGAGATGAACAAAGAGTTGCTGAAAATACATCTAAATACAATAAAGAATAACCAAGAGTCCTAGAGACTCTTTTACATATATCCATCCCTTGACAATAGGGGAGAGTACCGTATATACTAACTATACAATATCAATTTATTTCACAATATAGGGAATCAAACTAGCCAAAATAGGGAGTCAAGAAAGTGTCATAAACGTTGTTATATCAATGTTCTTGGTACTTTTCACGTTTTTCTCTTATTACTTCTTTATCTTCATCATCTACACTCTTATTGGGATTAAATATACTATCCTTAAACAACATATAAGTATCATATTCTACAACTTTACCAGCACAGTGTAAGAAAGGATTGAAATATACTACTGGTGGTAATTTGTGACGTTTAATTACTTTTACAACTTCATTCTTTTCTAAATTATCAAGTGTAGAAGTCATAGCATTCTTACCTACACCTATCATTCTTCCCATTTCCTCTAATGTTAAATACTCTTTATCAACTATAATTGCATTAGTAGGGAAGTCTATAAAACTTGTAAAGCAGCCTATAAATGCCAATTCATTTTTACCTAACAGTCCAGTTTTCAATAATTCTCTCATATCACCACGAAACACCTTATTATATTGATATTTATTTTTGATAGGGAAACAAGCATATAAAGAACCTTGAAGCTTCCTTATTCCTAATTGGGGAAGTTTTTCTATGTCTCTACATGCTTTCTTATAGTCATTTAATTTATTTGTTATTTCCTCATGAAATATGTTATGGAAATCTTCTTCTGAAATTAATTCACCAGTATCTCCACTTACAATTTGATCGTTATGTATAAAATATAATAAATCTTTCTGTTTGTTTTCATATGCTTCTTGCATTCAAATCATTCTCCTCATATCATAAAATTCACATCAATTTAATTATATTATTTCCCTCGTTCTATCCAACGTGCAAAAACTTCTTCACTTTTTTCATTCCTAGGAAACTTAATGTAAATGTCACCTTTACGACCTTTACCAACTTCAAGTACTCGAATTCCATTCAGCACAAAGAAATTAGCTTGCATAGGATTGTAAATGTAGAAATGTTTTTGTTCCATCATATCACTCCTCATATCTTATTTTTTATATTTGAAAGGGAATAACCCTCACATATACTATTATAGTAATTTAATTACATATTAACAACTAATTTTTACTCATAAACACAAAAATCCATCTCATTTCAAAGTGTCTTTTTCTATGTACGAATAGGGAAGGGAAGACAAATAAAAAATCCCCACAATTCAATGTGAGGATCAATCTCCAGTATATGCGTGTG